TGAGCGAACCATCAACAAAGAACGAGTCAAATGAACCAAGAGAACCATTGAAGGTAAACGAGTCAGCTAGATTGAGAGAACCATGCAGACAGATCGAGTCACGAGCATCAAGAGTACCAAGGAGATCAAACGAGTCATGCCTCCAGAGAGAACCACACTTTGAGAACGAGTCACGATTTGTGAGAGAACCATACAGAACAAACGAGTCAGTCTTCATGAGAGAACCAAGGGATTTGAACGAGCCATGGGTATAAAGAGCACCATGCTGAGGAAGCGAGTCAAGGTAATCGATAGAACCAACTCATGCGAGCGAGTCAACACATCTGAGAGAACCATAGGTGCGGAACGAACCAAGACCACTGATAGTTTTACCGTTGATAGAGTGAGTCATGTCGGGTAAGAGAGCCTGCGAACAGGAACGAACCAAATCGAGTAAGAGAACCTGTTAGGTTGAGTGAGTCATCGACGCAGATGGAACCTAGTCAGCCGAACGAACCTAGACCAGTAAGAGAACCATTGCCGGGAAGTGAGTCATCGACGCAGAAAGAACCGGGTCAGCCGAACGAACCTAGAGCGAAGAGAGAACCTAATCGGTCAAGTGAACCACTCGGGCCGAGAGAACCATTCGCCCAGAGTGAGCCAAGCAGGAAAAGAGAACCTAGATAAGTGATCGAGTCAAGTTAACGAAGAGAACCAATCGTACAGAACGAACCAGACAATGGAAGAGAACCATAAATCGAGAGTGAGCCAAGTTGGCCAAGAGCACCAATTCGGCCGAGCGAGTCAGAAAAAGAGAGAGAACCAATCGGTCAGAACGAACCGCCCTATGAGAGAGAACCACATAGGGGAAGTGAGTCAGAGAAATAAAGAGAGCCACAGTTGAGGAACGAACCAGAGATTGCGAGAGAACCTTGGTATGAGAGTGAGTCAGCCAGGCTGAGAGAACCAAAGTACACGAACGAACCAAAACCTTTGAGAGAACCGTACACAGGGAGTGAGTCAAAAAAATCGTGAGCACCAAAGTTACCGAGCGTCATTAACTTAAGAGAGAAATATGGAAAGACACCAGTTATCAGCAGCATTCCCAGACATGCCCGACGAGGACTTTGAGGATCTTATTCACAGCATCAAGGAGCACGGGCAGAGGGAGCCCATCACGGTTTATGAGAACAAGATCCTTGATGGCTGGCACAGGTACCGTGCCTGTCAGCAGTTGGATATCAATCCCATGACCACCTTGTATGAAGGTAATGACCCGGTGTCTTTTGTCATCGACCTAAACCTCCACCGCAGGCATCTGTCGCCAGGCCAGAAGGCGATCGCCGTGGTTACATGCAACGCATGGCTACAGGAAGGGAGACCTCAGAAAACTCCGCCACGTGGCGGAGTTATTACACCTGCTTACAAATCAGCGGAGCAGATGGCCAAGGAGGCTGGGGTGGGGAAGCGCACGGTGGAGCGTGCCAAGAAGGTTGCACAGTCAGGCGACAAGGAAGTCATTGAGGCGGTCAAGAAAGGCGCCATGAGCCTGTCAGAGGCGATCAAGGTGGTAGACAAGGACGACCCTGAGAATGCGCCTCCAGCGCCCGTTAAACCGGTTCTGAAGTCAGCGGTATCGCAAGAGAAATACGACGCCCTGAAAGTGGCTTATGACGAGCTGAATGAGCAGTATCAAGAGATCCTAGATAACTACCAAGAGCTGGCCAAGGAAGTGTCAATCCTTACGGCGCTCAGGGATACAGAGCACTACCAGACCATGAAGCAGATGCAGTCCACGATCGACAACCTTACCGAGGCACGGGACAAGTGGCAGCGGGAGTGCGCCGAGCTGAAGAAACAAGTTCTGTATTGGAAGAAACATGCTGATCGAAAGTCTGCGTGATTATCAAATCAAGGCGCTTGATGAGCTGAGGGACGGTGTCCGTAAGGGGCATCGATCCCAGATCCTGGTTGCGCCAACTGGCGCGGGCAAGACTGTAAGTGCCAGCTACTTACTGAACGAAGCAAGGGCCAAGCAGAACGTGGCATGGTTCATATGCGATCGCGTGTCACTGGTAGACCAGACCAGCGCAACACTGGATAGGTATGGCGTATCGCATGGCGTCATACAGGCGGATCACTGGCGGTGGCGTCCATATGAATATGTGCAGGTTATATCCGCACAGACATTAGCAAGACGCAAAATAGATAATGAGCCAAAGTTAATTGTTATAGATGAATGTTTTGTAGCTGGGTCCATGGTCTCGACGCCGAACGGAATGGTGCCGATAGAACTTGTGCGTCACGGCGATTTAGTGTTAAATGCAACTGGGGTTGGTAAGGTGCTTGGAACAAGCGCCAGGCCAGTTGGGAAACGCGAAATCGTGAAAGTGAGTTTTGATGATGGAACAGAAATCTATTGCACCAAAGAGCATCGATTCTTTACCACCGAGCTTTGGGTTCAAGCCGGGCAGCTGGCCGGAAAAAGTGTATTTGATGAGAAAGCCATGCTTGGTTTGTGGCGCCGAGATCAAGCCTGCTATGTACAAAACGAAGGCGGGGAGTATCCAGTTCCCATCAAGAAAGGCGTGGGAGGAAAAGCAGACCTGCTCAAGGTCCTGTGCGAAGAAATTGAAAAACCCCATGCACGATTTGGCAACGAGAACGAGGGTAAGCCAGTCGTTGAAACTGATGGGGCACAAACCGAAGATACGCGGCGGGAATGGGATGGGTTTGTCGAAGCCTCAAGAAATGATGCTGAAAGTGCTTGGAGAAGGCTGGATAGCAGAACACGTAATCACAACAAAGCTGAGGAATTTGGGGTACCCGCATCACTACAAGATAGATCTAGCGAATCCCGATCTGATGATTGCGATCGAGGTGGATGGCACAAGTCATTGCGCCCTGGAGAGGAAAGCCCAGGACAAGAGGAAGGACGAGTTTCTTGCCTCCCAAGGGTGGTCAGTGTTCAGACTATCAAATCAGAAAGCAATCAAGTTGTGTACAACTTGCACATCGAAGGACACCCTTCTTATTTCATTAATGGGAAATTAGTTCATAACTGCCATGTATTACACCGTTCGGTAATTAATGCGATTGAAAAATATCCTGATGCAATTGTTGTTGGATTAACTGCAACGCCATTTACAAAAGGATTATCAAAGATATTTACTAACGTAGTAAATAGCACCACGACAGATAATCTAATTAATGACGGTTGGTTAGTGCCCGTTAAAATGTTTGTAGCGAAATCCGAAATGGATATGCGTGGCGCCGCGGTTAAGTTCGATGGCGAGTGGGCAGAAAAAGATATGGAAAAACAAGGGGTTGAGATCGTCGGAGACATTGTGTCCGAGTGGATCGAGGCTACCAATAAACATTTTAATGGCCCAGTTAAAACAATTGTATTTAGTGCAACCGTTGCACACGGTGAGGAATTGTGCAGAGAATTTGCACAACGTGGTTATAACTTTCAGCAGATCAGTTATAAAGATGGTAATAATGAACGACGCAGAGAGTTAATCGAAGAGTTTAGAAAACCAGACAGCGAGATAATCGGATTAATATCTTGTGAAGCATTAGCAAAAGGATTTGATGTTACAGATATTAAAATCGGTGTGTGTGCCAGGCCATATAGAAAATCATTATCAGGCCATATTCAGCAGATGGGCAGGGTCATGCGCCCACATCCCGGTAAGGAGTTTGCGGTCTGGTTAGATCATGCAGGCAATCTGACCCGGTTCTGGGAGGATCAGGTTGATGTGTTTGCTCATGGCGTACAGGAGCTGGAAGACGGAAAGCTGGATGCCAAGGTACGCAAGGAGCCGACTGAGAAGGAGAAGGCGGAGATCAAATGCACGGCTTGTGGGTATATGTTCCGCGGCCGGGTGTGTCCTGCGTGTGGATCAGAGCGCAGGGCCATGAGCAATGTGCTTGCGGTGCAGGGCCAGATGGTGGAGTTTGGCGGCACGAAGTCATCTGATTGGATGGCGGACAGGCGGCTGGTCTGGTGGGAGATTGTGCAGATCAGCAAGGACAGGAAGCGTGGGGATCTTGCGGCGGCTGAGCGATTTGCCAAGGCTCAGTACAAGAACCTGACGGGGGATTGGCCTAAGTGGAAGTTTCACGAGGCGATCTTTGTTGAGCCAAGGATGGTTACGCAGAACAAGGTCAAGCAGCAGGTTATCAAGTATGCAAAGAGCAAGTTTGGTAGGAGGTTGTGATGACGCCACAGGAAATTGTGAGGGCGCTGGAAGCCAGGGGCATGACACATCACCAGATTGCTAAGTCGATTGGTGTAACGCAGTCATCGATATGGCGTATCGCCGCGGGGATAACGACAGGCCCGAAGTACTGGGTCATGGATTCATTGAGGCTATTACTTGGAGGGAAGGTATGAGCGGCGACCAAGAACATGATCTAGCGAAGGCCGGCGAAGTTGGCGTATGGGGTGACGATGAGCCAGTGGCGTGGCGTTCTACATCACCTGACGGAAACTTATTTGTTGGTACTTCAAAGGAAGTTAATTGGACACCCGTCTACACCGAACCACCAAAGCAATGGGTTGGGCTGACGGATGAGGAGGTGTCAGAAATTATTGATCGTGAGATTGGCTTTAACAGTTGTTGGGGGCCGGAAGAAAAGTTTGCCCGAGCTGTAGAACAAGCCTTAAAGGAGAAGAACACATGACGGACGAAGAACTGTTGAGGTATGCCGCAAAAGCGATGGGATATGTTGAACCAACTATGTATAGGCCAAAAACGAACTGTCTTTTGTGGGTTGGGAAGGAGTCTGGCGCGTCCATATGGAGTCCATTTCGTGACGACAAAGATGCTTTTCGCTTGATGATTGATTTAGACATTGGCGTACACCACGGCTGGACTGACGAGGAGGTGCCGCTTGCGAATGTGTGCGCTCAACACATCCCGTCAATGATTGAGGTTGGGGAGATAAAGGGTGATGACCCAAAAGCCGCAACTCGCCGTGCCATCGTCAGAGCCGCCGCTGAGATTGGCAAAAACATGGAGAAGAACACATGAGCTTTGTCGCACACGCACAGGCCCATGGTCTGATCATCAACCATGCCATACCTGATGGCCGGTGGCATCGCGTACCCACGGTAGATAAGCCACGTAAGCGGAATGGTGCTTATATCTTTGATGGCAACTCAGGCGTGGTGAAGAACTGGGCAACCATGGAATCGTTTGCCCGGTATGGTGAGAAGGTCAATCAGTTTATTAAGTACTTTGACGATACTGAAGAGCGTATCAAGCACGCACGGGCGGCAAGGCAGGCACAGGAGATCATTACGCGAGCCATGTTCAGTGAGCACGACTACCTCAAGCGCAAGGGCTTCGCGTCGATGAAGGGTCTTGTCGCCGATGAAGAGCTGATCGTACCCATGAGGGACTACAGAACCTACCAGCCAACGAGTGTGCAACGCATCAAGGCGGACGGGAGCAAGAAGTTTCTGCCCGGCGGACGCACGAAGAATGCTGTGTTTGTACTGGGTAACCGCCACGCGGCGGTGTCATGGTTGTGTGAGGGGTATGCAACCGGGCTATCGATACAGGAGGCTTTGCGCTCGATGTATTCGGAGGCGGCTGTGATTGTGTGCTTCAGCGCTTACAACCTGGTGCATGTGGGCAAGCAGGTGAAAAAGGGTTTTGTGTTTGCGGATCACGACGAGGCCGGCATTCGCGCTGCTGAAGAGTTGCCTTGGCCATGGGTAAAAAGTGATGCGCCGGGTGAGGACGCGAATGATTTGCATCGCAGGGCTGGCCTGCGGGCGGTTCGATCAGTGCTTCAGGGTGCGATACTCGGCAAGGGCGGCGGCAAGTAAGGCGTGCGCCTGGTCGTCGGATATACCCCATAGGCGGCAATGCATCGCAAAAGCGCAGGCGATACCATGGGCGGCGTGGGCTGGATGGTCGAATAGTTCGGGCAAGGCCGACACTAGGTCGGCGATGCCTTCTTGAATTTCGATATATTCGGCGGGTTTCATTCGCGCATCATACGGCAGAAAAACCAAAGGCCCACCATGCGCCCGGGCCCTGAAGGATTAGCCCGGCTGGGCTCCACATTTCAGCGATCCGTTGGTCTTTGGATTCGATCAAGCTTTCGGCATAGGCGCGGGGCTCGTAGTGCTTCGGGCATCTGATGAGCACAAAATCGCCTTTGTCCGCCAAGCTACCGGTGAATCCGCCATTGCCAAAGGCTAAGCGTGCGGCGTGCGTGCCAGTATCAAAAGCCCGTTCCGGGCTCTGACCTGTTATCAGTACGATAAAGGGTTTTAGCGTCATGCGTGCGCCCTTTCAAATTGCTTTGCCTTCGGGCCATGGACGACTATCACAATGCTAGCGGCGGAGGGTTTAAGGGCTCCATCACATGCGCCACAATCAATGCACTGGCGGCCCTTGTCTGACGGGCATTCGATCTCATGCTTGGCGATCGGCTGAGCCCGGGTCTTAACCCTGAAGTATCGCCAGCCCATTGCGCGTGCCAGGTCGGCATCGGCGGCCGTTTCCACTGATGACATGCAAAGTTCGCGCATCGGCTGGGCCCATGGTTCGCGCCATTGGTGGGTGTAACCCGTCCAACCCTTAGCCGTTTCGAGTAAGCGGAGCCAGTACTGAAGCGGAATCATGGCGGGGTCGCCGGCTGCGCCTAGTCTTACCATGCGCCCCATGACAATTCGGCGCATAAGCGCGGGCTTGCGGCGCAAGTCCATGTAACCGCCTCGGGCGAAGGTTTTCCATACATTCGAGGGGGCTTTCCCCCACTCGATATAGCATTCGGCGTGCATTGGACAGTCGCCACAATAGGCGCGATCTGCACCGCTGGCGCGTGCCGCGAGCGGGTGCATGTCTTCGCGCAAAATCCATGTCTGTATCATGTTTCCCGTTTTGCCGTTTTTGCTTTCGAGCGTGGCAATCCCCACGATAGGGGCCCCGTCGATCGGGCTGCGCCCTTTGTAAAAAATAAAACCTCGCATGTTTTTCATCCTTAAAAATTGCAGCAGCCACAGCAGGGCGCGTCTTCACACGTCCCTGCTTTGTTGCGGTAGTAGTCGCGGCTGCCAATGCGGTAGTGGTCTGATACGGTTCGGCGGCTGGCCATGTATCGGCCTACGGCCTCGGCGGTTTCCTCGTCTAAGTCGGGCTCGATTTCATGCGCGAGCCAGGCGTGCTTGTTGCGTGGGTCGTAAGCGATCTGGTCGCCGGGTTTAATGGGTGCTCCGGATTGAGAGCGGCCAGGGTAACGTGCGGTTATAAGTTTCATGGTTTACCTTATGTCGTTGTATTCGAGAATCTGAACATCGCCGGCCATCACAAAGCGCACCTCAAGCGAGCTAGTCGCGGCCATGTGCCAGTCGTCTGCGCAGGTGCGGCGGGCTATCTCGATGGCATCGGCTACGTTGCAGGCCCAAACTGTATCCACCCAGTCTGTAAACTCGCCCACGATGCACACCGTGAACTGGTGGCGGGGAGCGTCCGGGTCGTCGGTTAGTTTGCGCATGGTTAAATCCCTTCAAGGGCCATCTGGCCCCGGTTGATTGGGTCGGGCCTGATTTGGTAAACGTATGAGCCGCAACTTGTGACGCGCTCGCCGTGCTCTAACATCCAAGCAAATTGGCGGCGGTCATGCTCTGGTATCGTTTCCAGGGTGGCGTATTCCCGGACAAACGCCCCCGATCGCGTGCTGCGGGTGTTTAGTTCGTCGCGGTCAATATCGCCCAGGAAGTGCAAAACGAAGCGGCTCATGGTTAAACCCTTTCCCGGCGTTCGGCCGGCTTGGCGGAAAGCTTCACGACAAAATAAGGCTCGCCGGTGTGTGTGTGCGCGGTCATAAGCTGGCGCGATGGCTTGAAATGCAAAGCGATAGACTGCCAGTCAATCGAAGTGCGGCCGGCGCAATGGCTCACGGAGGCGCGGTGTAGGGTTCCGTCGATAGTGCTCAGGCCTGAGTCTATGAGCGTGTCTCTGAGATTGTTTTGCTCGTCGTTCAGGGCGGCGATCTGCGCCTTGATTTCAGCCATACGGTCAACGATTACGTCCAGAATGGCGGCGTTGTATGGTGCGTTCATGCTTGGCCCCTTTCTGCCATGGTGCGGCCGAAACGGCCGGTGATAATGACGCGCCCCCAGTCGGCCGGATATTGCTGAGCCCATGAGAGCGCATCGGCGAAAGTGTGGGCGCGGTGGGTATAAGTGCGGTCTGAGCTAAGCACGCGCACTGTAAAGGGTGCAAAGCGCAGGGCTAAGCGGTGTATCAATCGTTTCATATTGGTTCTCTCTGGTTATGGTGCAAAAGCACACCCCAAAACCCGGCACGCCGGGCAGAGGGCTAGGCTCTCGAGGGGTCGAAACGTGGTAGCGATCGAATCCAAGCATCGCCTCGAGTGTGGGTCTCGATGATCTGGTATTGAATGCCGGCGCGGCTAAGTGCTGCCACAAAGCGCGGGCCATCGCAGTCCTCTTCGAGCCAGACTAGATCATTGTCTTGGTATGAGTAAGGCGAGACATGCTCGAGCAGGTCTAGGCTGGCAAGCATGGCGCGATCGGCACTAATCCAGCCATGGCCGGGGTCTTGGATGTAGTCAAGGGTAAGCATAGGAAAGTCTCCAAGGGATAGCCCCGAAGGGCGGGATTGATTAGCGAAGGGATAAGCCAAGAATGATTGAGACAATTAAAGCAATGGCATGCAAGGCAAAGAAACCGCACGCGAACAAAGCAAAGGCAAAAGCAAAGCGGTCGAAGTACTTATCAAGTAGGGTGTAAAGGGTTGTTCTCATGTCGTGCTCCAGGTTATGTAAGGGGTTCGGTACTGCTTCGCTAGTATCGGTGACAACACGTCAGCTGTCAATAGCCAATTGTCAGCTAGAACCTACCATTGGTCGGCGATAAGCGGCCTTTCGGACGAGCGGTTGACTGCGCCAGATAAACGGTCATAATGCGTTCTTATTTCGTTCTCACGGGGAAGGCATGGCAAGCGAAGGGGTGGAGCTACCAGCGGCAGCATTGAAGGCAATACAGCGGGGAGTGCCAGCGGATAAGGTATTGATGCCAGCAATTGACCTAACACCCAAGCAACGCAAGTTCGTGCAGGCTATAGCGGAGGGTTCAACAAAGCGCGATGCATACCTTCAGGCCTACGATACAAACGGCAATCCAAAGCAGGTAGGCGTGGAAGCTTGGGCGGTGGCCAATCACCCGAAAGTGACCAAGGCGATCGAGCAGCAACAAGCGGTCGAAAGGCTGAGGTATTCACAGAATCCCCTTCAGATACGCTCTTTCCTAGTCGATTCCCTGCAGCACATCGCACGCACAGCCAAAAAAGACTCTGACCGGCTCGGTGCGCTGCGTATGCTCGGCCAGTTGGCAGACGTCGCGGCCTTCGAGACTCGGTCAACCGTCACGCACCAAAGCGGCAGCGATACCACGGCACGACTGCGCGAGAAGCTTGCCAGGCTGGGCGCGATCGAGGTGGAGGCCCGCCAAGTGGCGGAGGGGGGAGAGAGCCCCACCCCACCCCCACCCCCACAAACAGGCCGGGTGTCTGGTGGGCCGACTAGGTCCACTAATCCACACATACAACCCAGTAACTTTGCCGATCCACACGTACCCTCCAGCAACTCTGCCGATCCGCAAGAGGGGTACCCCCCTGAAGACGGAGAAACACCGCCACGTGGCGGAGTTTTTGAGGAAGAGGCCCCCTTGGAAGAAAATTTGGGTTCCCATAGTGGGGGGAGGAAAAAAAAGGAGAAGCCGATATGGGAGGATCCGAAGCGGTGGTATGCGGAGACGATGGGGGAGGTGCCGAAGATAGAGTGGCAGCCGAGGGAGGAGGCTAGGGATGAGGTGCAGAAGAGGTTGAGGGATGACGAAGGCGGAGGCTAAGGTATTGTTGGCGGTGAAGACTTGGTGGGAGTTGTATCACTTTGGTCCGTCGTATGACGATATACGGTTTGTGTTACTTCAGGATAGTAAGAGTAATGTGCATAGGCTTGTGAAGAGTTTGTGTAAGCAGGGGTATTTGAAGAGGACGCCGGGTAAGAGTAGGAGTGTTAGGGTTGTGAGGAAGAAGGATGGATCTTAGGCAGTTGGCTAAGGCGGCCGCGGGTAAGTTGCATCTTCTGACTGAAGAGGAGAAGCGGTTACTGCTTAAGGAGATAGAGGAATTAGAAGCTGAGGATGCTAAGGCGCATGCTCAGGGTGATTTCATGGGGTTTGTGAAGCGCATGTGGCCGGGGTTTATACCGGGTAGGCACCATGAGGTAGTGGCTAAAGCGTTTGAAGATGTAGTGAATGGCCACAACAAGCGGTTGATTATTAACATGGCGCCGCGTCATGCTATAATGACTAGCATGATGATACCTACAACTAAGGGCTGGAAAAGCATGTTGGATCTCCAAGTTGGAGATTTCGTCTTTGGCCCAGACGGCAAGCCAACACAAGTTCTTGGCAAATCAGAGGTATTTGTAGGCCGAGATTTGTACGAAGTAAAGACCGACGACGGTGCAACGCTTACGGTTGATGGTGAGCATCTATGGACTGTTAGGCTTAATAGGCGCGTCAATGTTTACCGTGATTACACAACTGAACAGTTGTGGAGGCGTCAAAACGGCGAAGTATTACGGACAAAGCGTTCCGGCGAGGTTGAGTTTGTAGCTGGGAAAACGCAAAAAAACCCTCGTTTGCCAAGACTCCCTGATGTAAGCCCGGTTGAATACGAACGAAAAGAATTTTTGATAGATCCGTATGTCTTTGGTGTTTGGCTTGGGGACGGGCATTCATCTCAAGCTGTTATTACCATGGAAGACGAAGATGCAAAAATCGTAAGAGCAGAAATTGAAAAACGTGGGTATAAAACCACTGATCAATCCACCAAAATGACTTTCGGGGTTATTGGGCTTAAGGTTAAATTGCGTGAGCTGGGCGTATTGGGCGATAAACACATACCAAGCCACTATCTGGAAGGATCGCCAGACCAGCGCCGAGATTTATTAAAAGGGCTCATGGACACAGATGGTTGCGTTAGCAAAGCTGGACAGTGTACGTTTTCACAGAGCAACAGATTTATTATTGACGATGTTCGGCAATTGCTTGCTAGCCTAGGTATTAAAAACAGTCTATCGGTTACTGAAGCAAAAATAGGTCAAAAAAGCTACGGCCCAACATACAGGATATCGTTTTACGCAAAAGATATTGCGATACTGCCGCGCAAAGAAAAACGTACTAAGCAAGTAAAAGAAACATTTGGCCGATATATAAGCATAAAACGCCTAGAACAAACAGGAAATACTCAGTGCATTAAAGTGGCGCGAGAAGATGGTTTGTTCTTGGCTGAAACTGGTTATATATGCACGCACAACACCAAGAGTGAGTTTGCGAGTTACTTGCTGCCGGCTTGGTTTCTTGGGAAGAATCCACAGAAGAAGGTGATTCAGACATCGCATACGGCTGAGTTGGCGGTTGGTTTTGGCCGGAAGGTCAGGAACCTAATTGACTCAGAGGAGTACCACGCCGTTTTTGATGATGTGAAGTTGAAAGCGGATAACAAGAGTGCTGGGCGGTGGGCGACGAATAAGGGTGGTGAGTATTTTTCAATTGGGGTTGGTGGATCGGTAACAGGTAAGGGTGCTGATCTATTGATTATTGATGACCCGCATTCAGAGCAAGAAGCAAAACTGGCGGCGCATAAGCCGGATATATTTGATGCGGTGTATGAGTGGTATACGTCTGGACCGCGGCAGCGTCTGCAACCTGGCGGGGCCATAATCATCGTCATGACCAGATGGTCGTTGAGAGACCTTACTGGGCAGGTGATTAAGGCGAGTCAGACTAGGGGTGGTGATGAGTGGGAGGTGATTGAGTTGCCCGCCATCATGCCGTCTGGTAAACCGGTGTGGCCAGAGTTTTGGAAGTTAGAAGAATTGATGGCGCTGAAGGAGGAGCTTCCGGTTGGTAAGTGGAATGCTCAGTATCAGCAGCAGCCGACGGCAGAAGAAGGTGCGATTGTAAAGAGAGAGTGGTGGATGCGATGGGAGCATGACAGGCCGCCACCGGTGGATTTTATTATTCAGAGCTGGGATACTGCTTTTTTGAAGAGTACGCGGGCGGACTTTTCGGCTTGTACGACATGGGGTGTGTGGACAACCGAAGAGGGTGATACCAATATTATTTTGCTAGATGCATTTAAGGATCGGTATGAGTTCCCAGAGCTTAAGCAGAAGGCTTATGAAACCTACAAAGAGTGGGAGCCAGATGTATTTCTGGTTGAAGCAAAAGCAGCAGGAAGTCCCCTCATCTTTGAACTCAGGCGTATGGGGATCCCTGTCAGTGAGTACAGCCCCACGAAAGGAAACGACAAAGTCGTCCGCCTGAATGCGGTGTCTGATCTATTTGCCTCGGGGCGGATATGGGTGCCTGAGCGTAAATTTGCTGATGAGCTAATTGAAGAGGTTGCTGCTTTTCCTGCTGGTGAGCATGATGACCTGGTGGATTCGATGACCCAAGCTTTATTGAGATTTAGGACGGGCGGGTTCTTGAGCCTACAATCTGATGACGAAGACCGAGAGCCGATGTATCGTCGCAAGGTCGCTTATTACTAGGAGCCAAGATGGAACCTGCACTTTATCCTGCGCCGTTAGGTTTAGACGCCGCCATGGATGCGCCCACTGAAATTGAAATTGAGATTGAAGACCCAGAGTCAGTTGCTATATCGACGGATGGCGTAGAGATTATCTTTGAGCCAGAACGTGAACAGCCCGAAGATCATGACGCTAATCTTGCTGAATATATTGATGACCGAGAGTTATCAACGATAGCCAGTGATTTGCTTGAAGACTTTGAGACCGATCAGTCCTCAAGGAAAGAATGGGTTGATACCTATGTCGATGGGCTAAAGCTTCTTGGTATGAAGTATGAGGATAGGACAGAACCATGGCCTGGTGCTTGTGGTGTGTTCTATCCATTGCTATCAGAGGCGGCGGTTAGGTTTCAGGCTGAGTCCATCATGGAGACTTTCCCTGCGTCGGGCCCTGTTAAGACTCAGATTGTTGGAAAGCTGACCAAGGAAAAGGAAGATGCAGCGGAGCGAGTAAAGGATGATATGAATTGGCGTCTGACAGAGCAGATGCCAGAGTATCGCCCTGAGCACGAAAAGATGTTGTGGTCGTTATCCTTGGCGGGATCTGCTTTTAAGAAGGTTTACTACGATCCAGCACTGGGCAGACAGGTGTCTATGTTTGTGCCGGCCGAGGATATTGTGGTTCCTTATGGCGCAAGTGATCTTAGATCTTCACCGCGTATCGCACAGATCATGCGTAAGACTAAGAATGAGGTCAAAAAGCTCCAGCACGCAGGGTTTTATCGAGATATTGATCTAGGCGAACCGTCTGGTGTGCTCGATGACATTGAAAAACGCAAGGCGGAAGAGCAGGGCATGTCCGCCACCATGGATGATCGGTACCGAATCATCGAAATGTGCGTGGATTTAGACCTTGCAGGGTTTGAAGATAGCGACAAAGAGGGCCCCACGGGTATTGCTTTGCCCTATATCGTGACTATTGATAAGGGTACAAGCCAGATTTTGGCCATCAGACGCAACTGGTATGCCGATGATCCGTTGAAATTAAAGCGGATGCACTATACCCACTACATTTACATCCCAGGTTTTGGGTTTTATGGGTTCGGTTTGATCCACTTAGTGGGTGGTTTTGCTAAATCCGGCACCTCGTTGATCCGCCAACTGGTGGATGCGGGTACGTTATCCAACCTGCCAGGTGGTTTGAAGTCCCGCGGCCTGCGAGTTAAGGGTGATGACACGCCAATTGCCCCCGGTGAGTTCCGCGATGTGGACGTTCCATCAGGATCCATCAGGGATAACATCCTTCCGCTACCCTATAAAGAGCCAAGCCAGGTTCTATACCAGTTATTACAGACTATTGTTGATGAAGGCAGGCGTTTTGCTGCTACTGCTGATATGCAAATCAGCGATTTATCAGCAAATACCCCAGTTGGTACGACGTTAGCAGTATTAGAACGTACATTAAAGGTAATGTCTGCGGTTCAGGCGCGTTTGCATTATTCAATGCGCCAAGAATTCAAATTATTATCTGCGATTATCAGAGATTATCTACCGACTGAATATAATTATGATGTTGATTCGCCAATTGGCAGGGCAATTAAACAATCTGATTATGATAATGTCGATGTAATTCCTGTATCAGATCCAAATGCTACAACATTAGCGCAGCGCGTTACGCAATATCAAGCAGTATTGCAATTAGCTGCACAATCGCCGCAAATATATGATATTCCAGAGCTTCATAAACGAATGCTTGGCGTATTAGGTATTAAAGATATTGATAAATTAATACCTGTTACAAAACAATTAGAGCCACGTGATCCAGTTTCTGAGAATATGGATATATTGGTTATGAAACCAGTAAAAGCATTTATATATCAGGATCACGAAGCGCATATTGCTGTGCATATGGCTGCATTAAACGACCCATTATTAAGACAGCAGATGCAACAAAATCCGATGGCAGGTCAAATGATGGCCTCCGCGCAGGCTCATATTAATGAGCACTTAGCATTCCTGTATCGCAGGAAGATTGAAGAGCAATTAGGTGTACCGTTACCGGCACCTAATACAACGCTTCCAGAAGACTTTGAAGTTCAGTTGTCACGCCTTACAGCGCAGGCTGCACAGCAATTGTTGGCACAGAATAGCCAGCAGGCTCAGATGATGCAGAACATGCAGGCCCAGCAAGATCCGGTTGTGCAGATGCAGCAGGCTGAGTTGCAGATTAAGGCGCAGCGTGAGCAGCGTGAGGCCGCCATGGATGCTGCTGAGTTGCAGTTGAAGCAGCAGGCACAGGCGCAGAAGGTGATGTTAGAGCAGGAAAGAATCGCTTCTCAGGAGCGCATGAACAATCAAAACAACCAAGTCAAGATGATTGACAAGGCTGCTGATATTCAACGAGGTGGGTAATGGATTTCCCCGAGGCGGTAAGCCTGGAGATAAACAAGCAAATCCGCTATGCGGAGGAACAGCTTGCCCAAGGAAGTATCAAGTCCTTTGAGGACTACAAGTACGTCTGCGGTCAGATTCAAGGTCTGTTGATCGCAAGACGCATAAACGAAGACCTTGCAAACAGAGTGAAGGATTACGATGACTGATATGTCAGAGGCAGTAAACGAGGAAGAGCAGGCCACGCAACTTCCAACGCCCACGGGCTATAGGATGTTATGCGCTTTACCGGAAGTAGAGGACAAGTTCTCCAACGGCATTTTGAAGCCTGACGCACTGACTAAGCTGGAAGAGTTTAGTACGGTTGTTTTATTTGTCATCAAGCAAGGTCCTGATTGTTACAAGGACGCAGCTAAGTTTCCCACGGGACCATGGTGCAAGGAAGGTGACTTTGTGTTGGTACGTGCTTACTCGGGCACGCGATTCAAGATTCACGGAAGAGAGTTCCGCTTAATCAATGACGACACGATAGAAGGTGTCGTGGAAGATCCACGTGGCTATAGCCGCGCATAAGGGAGTTGAAGATGGAAAATGAAGGAAAGATTGAGGTCGAAGTAGAAGGCGACCAAGTAGAAGTTGAGATTGAAAACGATGCGCCGCCAGAGGATCGTAATGCGACGCCATTGAAATCAGATCCTGCTGATATTCCTGATGATGAGATTCGTCAGTATTCAGATAACGTCAAGAAACGCATCCAGCAATTAACCCATGCAAGGCATGATGAGCGCCGAACCAAGGAAGAGGCGATACGTGAGCGTGAGGCTGCATTAGCTTACGCAAAACAAATTGCTGACGAGAATGCACAGCTAAAAGCCAAGCTCAGTAGCGGCGAAACGACATTGATTAAAACAATGCAGATCGCCACGGAGAAGGAGCTTGATGAAGCAAAGCGTAAATACAAGGAAGCCTTGTATACGGGCGATGCGGACAAGATTGCCACTGCCCAAGAGGAGTTTAGTAAGGCTGTTATTAAGGCTGAGAAGGTCAAGGGATTTAAGCCGGCTGCACAAGAGAATTTGCAACCTGTTGAAAATCAATCATATAATCAACCCACTCAATACATCGACGCTAAGGCGGACCGATGGAAACGGCAAAACTCATGGTTTGGCCAGCCCGGTGAACCTGGTGTTGATGACGAAATGACTTACTTTGCAATGGGTCTTCATAAGAAGCTGACCCGTGAACATGGTGAGCAGTTTGCTGCATCAGATGAGTATTACGAGCGGATAGACGCTCGCATGAAAGAGAAGTTCCCTGAGTACTTTGGCAAACAGGCCGAGCCAGAGGTTCCAAGAAGGCCTGCTACGGTGGTTGCCCCGGCATCGCGCAGCTCTCCACCTAAAAAAATAAAGCTGACAGCGTCTGAAGCCAGTATGGCCAAGCGCATTGGTGTGCCGCTAGAGGAATATGCCAAATCCATGGCAAAACTACGTATGGAAGGAAAGATATGAGCCGCGAATCCCGTGAAGTACAGACCCGTGATAACACGGAACGTCCGAAGCAGTGGAAGCCGCCCAGCTCATTGCCTGACCCTCTGCCACGCGACGGATGGAAACATCGTTGGGTACGCACATCCATTCTTGGACAGGCAGACCCACGTAATGTAGCAACCCGGCATCAAGATGGTTTTGAACCATGCAAGTGGGAAGACTATCCAGAAGTCGCACGAGCCATGCTCGCATCCGGAACTCAAACCGGCAATATTGAGATTGGTGGATTAATGCTGTGCCGCGCCCCTGTAGAGATGGTTGATCAGCGCAACGGGTTTTACCTGAAGCAGGCCAACGATTGGATGCAGAGTGTGGATAGCAATTTCATGCGCGAAAACGACCCAAGGATGCCGCTGTTTAATGACAGACGATCTGAGGTCCGATTCGGTAAGAGATAAACCTCATTTGGAGTAACTTAAATGGCTTACCCGACTGTATCAGCCCCTTATGGGCTAAAGCCGATCAATCTGATCGGTGGTCAGGTGTTTGCCGGAGCCACTCGCCAGCGTCGTATCGCATCTGGTGCTTCAAGCATTGGATTCGGAGACCCTGTTAAGTTTGCCTCGGACGGCACCATTGTTGTAACCACGGAAACCACAACCGGCCCAGCCACTGGCTTTGCTGGCGTTTTCCTTGGATGCCAGTTTGTTTCTTCTGTAACTGGCCAACCCACATGGTCTCAATCGTGGATTAGCGGCACTTCGGTAAAGGCAAACACCTTTATCTACGCTTATGTCTGCGAAGATCCTGATCAGTTGTTCCAAGTTGCCGTAGTGACTGGCACCACGGTTGTTTCGACGACCTCGGGCCTGACCTACACCAACATCAACAACAACGTGGCATTGGTAGCTAACACGCTCAATACCACGACTGGCGATTCACAGCAGGGCATCCTGTTGAGTTCGGCAGCAGTAACGGCAACCCTGCCCTTACGTATTGTTGACTTGGTGCCTGATACGGCATTTACCTACAGTGGCACGGTTTACTTCCCCGAGGCAATCGTTAAGTTCAATGCACCGAACGTAACGGGATCCGTCGTGGATGGTGGCCATGCTTACTACAACCCGACCGGACTGTAAGGGGAAACTTAAATGGCTATTTCACGCGCACAACTACTGAAAGAGCTGCTCCCCGGCCTGAACGCATTGTTCGGTCTTGAGTACGCTCGCTATGGCGAAGAACACAAAGAGATCTACGAAACCGAGACCTCTGAGCGTTCGTTTGAAGAGGAAACCAAGCTGTCTGGATTCTCGGCCGCACCGGTCAAGAACGAAGGCTCTGCGATTGCTTATGACAACGCACAGGAAGCTTGGACGGCTCGCTACACCCATGAGACGATCGCTATGGGCTTTTCGATTACCGAAGAGGCAATCGAAGACAACCTGTACGATTCGCTCAGCTCA